GGAAAATACGAAACTATCAAGCTGGGTGAAACCTGGATCTATCCATTCCGAACCCATCATGATGCTTACGAGCCTGTTGGTTATGCCATTGAGGACGACAGCAGGGAACGAGCCTGCGTGTTATTCGACACCGGAAAATACGATCAGGACATGTTGAACATGATGGAAGGCAGTATTTATATCTTGATCGAAGCCAACCACGACCCCGACATGGTAGAGGTATCGGATTACCCTATCAGTATTCAATCTCGTATTCTCTCGGATCTTGGACACCTGAGCAACCAACAGACAGCAGCGGCGCTCCAGAAGCTTATACAAGGCCGTGGGGAGCGAATATACCTTACGCACTTATCTAGTAAAAACAATATGCCCGCGCTGGCTGAAATGACCGTAAAGGCGGCGCTCAAGCAGCGAGGATTTATAGTAGGCACACATTATCATTTGGAGGTAGTTTCAGAATGAAAATCAAGATGCTTAAGACATTACAAATCAAAAGTAAACAGCTTATCGCTCAAGGAGAAGAGTTTCAGGCGAGACGTATTCTTGAAAAGTTCACCCTGCTAGACACAAAAACTCCTTTCCAGATTATCGAAGGTCCATTTGCTGGGGAGGAAGTACCATTCAAACTGGCAGTGATCCTGCCGGACGAGCCTCGGCCTACACAGCAGCAGTATGACAGACTTAGCCAACAAAATGCAGAGCTATTGGACGAGTTGGAACAAATCAATGCGGTAGTAGGCAAGTATGATGGGCAATTAGTGGATGCAGTACGTAAGCTGGTCCAAGACAAATCCGAATTACTCCAGACGATTGAGCGTCACACTGATGAGCAACTTAATTCCGAAAAGCTGCTGCAGCGTATCCGGGAGCTGGAGACAGTAGCCAACGGACGCGAGGAAATGAATAAATACTTACGGGCTGAAATACAAGATATGCGTAACCCTGTTGAGGTTCCTCGGGTTGTAGCAAGGGTACTCGATTGGTACAGATGGAACGGAAGCGATAACGACGAAATTGTGGGGCATTTGGCTGCTGGGACCAAGGGGCCGAGCATGGATGTTTTAAGATCATATGTTCAAGAGGGGAGCAACGGACACAATCTGCTGTGCGCTCTGCTCAATGGACACACCGTAGCCGGAAAGGATGCTGCTGCCGCCATGTTGGAAAGTGTGACTGCGCTTGTGGAGAAGTGGTATCACGCCCCTTGCGCGAATGATGATAAAGAGGTCTTGGTTGAACAAATCTGTGATTTTATCAGGGAACGTGAAATAGCAGCAGGCAAAGCGGTGACTATTTAAAGCAGGTGGTAGAATGAGCGGCTTCATCCAGGTCGGAAGGGAGTTGCAGAACCATTGGATTCGTCGAGACAAGGACTATTGGATGGTTTTCTGCGAAATGTACTTTCTCGCCCGGTTCTCGGAAAAGCCCGAGGTGAGAAGGATTGAGGGAATAGATGTAACGGTCCATCATAAAGAGTTCGTTTTCGGTCGGCCTGGCTGGAGCCGTAGGCTTGATATATCGGAGCAGCGCCTAAAAACGCTGGTCAAGAAAATGGTTAGTGAGGGGTTCATAAAGCAGACCCAAAAGTTCAACAAATTCACGGTTTATTCCTTCGAATACGTGGATTCAATCAACCAGCAGAACAACCAGCACATCAACCAGCACATCAACCAGCAGAAAACTCCAGATCAACCAGCAGAAAATCAAGCCCCACAAGGGATTGAGGGCGATGCCAACCAGCAGAATATTTTTGAGCAACCAGCAGAACAACCAGCACAGCAACCAATGAAAGAAAAAGGTATTAAAGAAGAAGGTTACAAAGAAGAATGTTTTAAACCTTTAGAGGGGGAACAAGCCATGCGGAAGTATACAGAATCGTTCATTAAATTCTGGTCTTTATACCCGAATAAGAAAGGCAAAGCTAAAGCTTCGACATATTGGAGTATCCATGTTGAGCCTGAGTTAAAAAAAGGTAATTTAACCATGACTGAAATAAATGAAGGCACAGCTCGCTACGTGGAATACTGCGAGAAGTCTGGCAGGCCATTGAAGAGCGGAGACACAGCGGTTAATCACGAGGTATGGCAAGACGACTGGACGTGGAAAGGTGAGACGTACGGAGACTCTAGAGCGTCGTTAGCCTCAAAAGAGCCTTCGTTCCTTGAACAGAAGTTAGGGGGGATGATCGGTGACGGAAAGAGAGTTGACGTTACTCCTAGCCATAGCGGAGAAGGTTCAGTCTTCCTTGGTCAAGGATCAGGAAACTTTTAATGTTTGGTACAACTTGGTCAAAGATGTGCCGTTTGAGGTAGCACACCAAAATGTGATACTACACCTGCAGACAAGCCCCTTCTTCCCAAAGCCAGTTGATATAATTGGCGACTATCTTACTCGGCAGCCATCATACTACGAGCTACAGAGGGCAGAAGAACAGGCTGACGCTTTGGCCCTTGAAGAGTATAACCAGCAAGCGGTGCCTATGCCTAACCACATTCGTGAACGACTGGAGCGCTTGAACGCTCGAATGAGGGTGAAGCATGAGTCTTGAAGCTGAACGTGCAGTATTGGGTTCAATCATGGTCAAGCCCGACCTTTTGGACGAGTGTTATTTGACTCCAGACGATTTTCTGGAAGACGAGCGGCATGGCCTGATCCTTACAACCCTTCGCTATGCATATGAGCAGTTTGGTGATGAGCCGGACCCATTTGACATGGTGCTTATGGTAAAGCATTGGGGAAAAAACATTAACAAAATTGGCGGGGTTACATACCTCGCGCAATTACGAGACTCTGTCCCAACTCCTGAACACCTTGGCTTTTATCAAGATATCGTTCGAGCGGCATTTGTTCAAAGTCAGGCAGCTAAAACATTCGAAGAGGCTGCAGCATCGGGAACAATCGACCTGCTGGGAGTACAGGAACGGATGGACGAGCTCAACCAGCTCCAGAAGGGGCGGGCCGAGAACAACATGCTTCGGATGGCGGAAGTTCTTGAGGGCCATCACTTAGAGATTATGGATCGTGGTTCGCGGGCAGGGATTACAGGAACAAAAACAGCTTCGGATGATCTGAACGAGATGGGGAGTGGTCACCAGCCTGGAGATGTAACCATTGTAGCCGCGCGGCCCAGTATCGGAAAGACAGCCTACATTGTTAACGATTCTGTGGCTGCTGCTGAGGGCGGAACTACTGCCGCTATATTTTCCGCCGAAATGCCATCTAAAGACGTGTCAGAGAGGCATATATGCACTCTCGGTGGTATTGACAGTAAGAAGATACGGACGGGCCGCTTAACAGAAAACGACTGGGACAGCTATAGCAAAGCGCTGGAGATTTTAGAGTCTCTACCAATCTACATTGACGACACTCCAGGCATGACCATTGAGTATATCTGGCGGCAGGCCAAGGCACTCAAAAAGAAAAATCCGCGACTGATAATCTACATTGATTATCTCCAGTTGATCGAATCAGAACGGAAGTTTTCTAAAACATCTGAGCGTGTATCTTATGTTTCAGCACAGTTTAAAAAGCTGGCTCGGGTGCTGGGTATTCCTGTAGTGGTAATCTCTTCGGTCGGTCGGAAATGCGAGGATCGGCAGGACAAGCGCCCGATGATGTCAGACCTACGGGATAGCGGAAACATTGAGTTTGATGCGGACGTGATTATCTTCCTTTACCGGGACGACTACTATTACCCGGATACGGTCCTGAAAGGGGTCATGGAGCTGATTGTCGCAAAAGGTCGAAAGATCGGCACCGGAACTATACAGATGATGTTCAACCGGAAAACGAGCCGTTTCATGAATCTGACCAAGGATGATAAATATGAGCTTGAAAAGAAGGTGAGGGAGCATGTCCAAAATCGAAGATGAAGCAGGCTATCAGCGGTCGTTGGAGTGGCTTGTTTCAAAGGCTCCGATGCTGGATGATCCTTTGATTGACGAATCTGCTAAAACGAATTTGAGAAAGCAATATGATCTTGTATCTGCGAAGGTCAAAGAGTATCGGCGTGGGGAGTTGGTAGCCAAGTTTCCGGGTCTGAAAGGGCAATACAAGATACTCGAATGGACCTATCAGGAAATGGTTCCACAGCCTGCGCAGGAAGGCCCAGTAATAGAGGCTGAACAGACGCAGGCCAACACACCTACCGAGCCCGAACAAGCTCCAGAAACGCCACCAGAGCCGCCAAAAGCTAAGCCGGATCTATCAGGCTGGTTGGATTAATTTCAATAGGGAGAGGATGAACGGTATGACTTACGAACCAAACGAAATTCATGATTATGACCACGAATTTTATAACGAGCCGAGTGAATTTGAACAGAAGTGGAATGAGCTTAAAGAACAACTTATGGACAGTGTGAAAGAGGATCACAAGCAGGAAATAGCGCGTCTCCGCAAGGAAAATGCTGAATTACGGGAGGTCAAGAAAAACCTTGATTCTATCAAGCGCGAATATAATCAAAAGTGCGTTGAACTCGACACGCGAAAACGCGAGCTTGCATACGAGGTGAGGAAAGAAAGATTGGCTGAATTGATGAGTGACTTTCGGGTTGAATTGTTCAAAGCTTCATCAACTCGTAAATTAGGTGAAAAATGCAATAAGTGTAACGAAAACAGATATATAAACTTCAAGTCTCCGCAAGGTAATGACGTGACGGAAAGATGCAATTGTGCAGTAGGACGGACCGTATACAAGCCAACCGCGCATGTGTGCTCCAGTTTTGAAAATAGAAGCGGAAAATTAATCGCATGGTACAAAGAGCATAAAGATGCGGACGGAATGAGGCTCGAAGAATTGAGTTATTCTGATGCACCACGACTTATCTATAACGGCGAGAAATTCGAGGACATCAAAGAGCTTTACCATAACGTTTATTTTAAAACCGAAGAAGAATGTCAAGCATACTGCGACTGGCTTACTGAACAGGAGGCCAAGGCATGAGCGAACAATATATAGTTTTTGCAATCCCCGTACTAGACTATCCGGTTCAGGGATATCAGCCGGGAGACATGCGGGTCAAGCTGCAGGAGGAAGTAAACGAGCTGATCGAGGAAGTAGAGTCCAAGGATTACGACCAGCGGCGCACTCTATCAGAACTGTTCGACGTGCTGCAGGTGACGGTTGGCCTGATCCGGCAGCAGGCGCGTGAGAATCTTCCACCCGGGGAATCAACGGCTGTCCTGCAAAATGTGATTGCCCGAGCCAACCAAGACCACCTGTACAAGATTACAGAGTATGGGCGGCAGCGCGGATGGGAGACGGCGCGGAGATGAATCTTTTAGGGATTGACCCGGCTATGAGATTTGTGGGAATTGACCCGGCGACAACAACGGGGCTTGTTGCTTTGGACATTGAGGGTAACGTGCTGGTACAGACGGACATTCAAGGAAAAGGTCCTAAAATAAAGGGCGGAATAACTGTTCCTCAGCTTGTCTCTCTACAAAATCAGCTTTACCAACTGCTCCAGCCTAGGGACGAAATTGTCAAAGAGGATGCCGTTCCTGGCACCCAAAGAGGGCTTACAACCGGGATGATACATGGAAATTTACGGACCATTATTCATCGGAAAGGCTTGAGTTTCAATCTGGTAATGCCGAATTCCGTTAAAAAGTATGTAGCTGTAACTGGCTGGGAGGGAGAAGCAGGAAGTAAGAAGCGTCTGGAGGGGAAGGCGAAGAAAAAAGCAATGGCAGATGCAGCAAAATTGCATTTCGGCTACACCCACAAAAGCGACAACGTGGTGGACGCATACATCATTGCCCGCATAGCGCTCAACCTGTACCGCATGCGTGAATACATG